AACGGTCCGTTAACTTCGATCACGCGCCAAACAACGGCGTCGGGGTCGTGGGACAACACGGCGAGGTCGTGCTGGCGAAACTTCATTGCATTCTCCTTTCTCCTTAGGAGGGGGGCCGCAGCCCCCCGGTTGCTTATTTACGGCCGAAGTAGTCTAGGTTAAACCAATGGCCGTGGTCACTAAGGGTGTAGTAACCGCCATGCCCTCCGTAGTTCCATTTGTTGTCCATCCAAAAGAAGGAACTCTCGTCAGAGTCTTCGGCAGCGCTTAGTCGCTTGAGCATGTTATTTGCCAGCTCGGCGATCTCTTTTGCCTCGTCTTCTGACTTGGGCACTTCGAGCTCGATCCAGACTCGATGGGTCTTCATTGCATTCTCCTTTCTATGTTAAAGAACAGCGTGGCTTTCCGACGCCACAACCCATTATAGCGCATCTTGCTATACAAGTCAAGTAAAACTTTTTAATCGGTTTTGAAAAATTGATAGTCGAGCCCTATTAACGGGCAAAAAAATCCCCCGCCGGGGAGCTGAGATGGCGGGGGGAACGGAGAGAGAAGATCAACTCGGGGAATCACCCCACAAGCAGCATATACCCGACGGCTGCGCAGAGCAAGGCTGCAGCGATCCACAGGTGGGAGGAGGATCGGTCATTGCGCGTCGCGCGGGCATAGGGCCCGAAGGCTTGTTCCATGGTCCGTGGCGCGCGGCCCGTCCAGTTTGAGTCGTTCATCATGTTTCGTTCTCCAGGTTTTTGCGGGAGAGGGTATCGAACAGTTCGTTCTTGACCACTTCGAGCATCCCGATGACGGTGATGATCTGAGAGGAGGTCAAGGAATCGTCGTTGTACCTATCCAGGACGTCGATAAGCTCTTCCAAGAGGGTTTCTGAGGGGTCGTTGGTAGTCATAGTGGGGTGGGGCTTTCTTTGGGTGACCAGTCGTCGCAGACGTAGTCATGGCGTTTTCCGGCGCTGTCCAGCAGGCAGCGAACGATGATGATGTCCCAATGCTTGGCGCGGCCGCTGCCGAAGGCGCAGTTAGCGCAGCATTCTTTTTCGGTGTTGTCGGGGGCGGTCATACCAGTGCTTCCGGTTGCTGGAGTCGTTTTTCGCGCTCCTGCTTCTTGAACCAATCAGCGGCCTGTTTAAGCTCCTTAGCGTTCTTAAACGGCCAGTTCCAGGTGCTAAGTGGCATGCCTGACGGGTGCATGGGTTGCTTCATCGTATAGCTCTCCAGCCCTTTCCGTGCCCGAGATGTTCAACGCAGTTCATTTCCTCGAGGTCGATTAGGGCGTTGTAAATGGCGCTGCGGGACAGGAAAAAATAGCCTGCCAGCATGGCGACCGATTGTGGGGTTTTGAGCTCTGACAGGCGGTGATACACCCTGCGCTGAATCTCTCGCATGGGACGATCCTGTCAATAGCAGTTAGTGCTGCAGCTATTGCCGTAGCAGCAGGTCGTACAGATGACCGTCCGCCCGTTCAGGAAATAGGTATGGGTGGTGCACGAAGCCCAGGCGGCCGTCACAACGGCAGCCAATCCGAGTCCGATAAGAAATTTTTTCATGGCTATCTCCAGATGGTTGCAAACTCAATCGCCCGGCGTTTCTCCCGTGACCGTGCCTGGCGCTGGGCAGCGGTCAGTTTTTCCCGTTTAGCGTCGCGGCCGCGTCCAAGCTTGTAGATGCGGATGGCGTCGCGTCCACGGACATCTTTTTCCCATTGGCAGATATGTGCCGCGCCGGCCCGGTAAAGCTCTCGGGTGTAGCGCTGCACGGTCACCGGGTGTAGGCCCGTATGCTCGGCCAATTCGTCGATGCTCATTGTGCCGTCAAGCATGGCCTCGATCAATCGGGCCTGCGTAATGGCGTTGATCTTGATCACGCGTTTACCTTTGTTGGTAGGTGGCGTCCCTTTAGAGGACATCTTTACCCCGCATGCAGCGCAGCATGAGATCGGCGTACCCGAGGATGTCTACTACGCTGTCCTCATAGGTAGGGTCGCCGTTGAGCATCCGGCTGATCTTGTGCGCGATCATGTCCAAGGCCTCGCGTTGCGGGTAGGTCAGACGATCCCAACCCTCCTCAGAGCGCATGACGTCCTTGAGCATCTGTGAAATCTTGGACAGGTTATCGAACTTGCCGTAACGATCCGCGCGGCGATGCAGCACCTGTTCGACTTCTGTTGGTGCGGGCTTCGCGGTCCGTGGTTCGGCAGTCTTCTTTGTAGCACGGGGCTTACGGGTTTTGCGTACTTTCATGGGGCTTCTCCTAGTGTGTCGATGATCTCGTCTTCCCAAAGCATCAGCTCTTGTTCGCTGAAGGTATTGGTGATGTCGATGACGCGGGGTTTACCGTTAGGCCCGACGATGGTGGTCATGACCTTCACGATATTGAGCATCGGCGGCAGCACGTAGTCGTTCACTTCGAGTGCGGGGAGCACCTCAAAAGTGAGTTCGACGTCCAGGTTCGCTGTCGTCTGATGTTTCTTGAGTGGCACGGGCCTTCTCCTTGGTTGCTTCGATACGCGCGAGAGTCAGGGATTCCTGATAGGCCTGCTCAAACGCGGGCTTGATGATTGCCGCGACGGTTTGGGCCATGGATGTCTTGTAGAACTTCGACATCTCTCGCAGCATGGCGTAGGCTTCTTCGGGGATGGTGATGCTGTGCCAGCGTGGGCCTTGGCGATAGGCAGGCGACAGGCGCGTCGGGTTGTCCCGATACCTGGGCTTAGGTCCGGGCTTCTTGGGCCGGCCGCGTTTTTTCTTCTTCTTGGGTTTAGCGGCTTCGGCCGCCGCTCTTTCCGCGCTGCTTGTGGCGTTACCAACCGTAAGACCGTTGGCCTTGAGCCTGTCGCGCGGAGTTTGGCGAACGTATTTCTCAAGCGGCAGACGCGTGATAGCGCGCTTGCGTGCGTTGGAATACTTGGGCTTTTCCTCTTCCAATGCATTTCTCCTTTCTTGGTAGCAGAGTGTATGACAAAAAAAACTGTTTTGACAAGTGCTATGCGGCTTGTCCCCACGATGGGCCGAGCTCGACGTCCACGCGGCTAGGCACTTCAAGGTTCACGGCCTGGGCCATGATCCGTGATGCTTCAACCGCTTCTTCTCGGTTGTTGACCGACAGCGCGATCTCATCGTGCACCTGCAGCAGCAACGTAAAGCCGGCCTTGTGCAGCGCGACCATAGCGGCCTTGGTCTGATCGGCGGCCGAGCCTTGAATCAAGCGGTTAAGGCCCTTGTATGTGCCGGCGCGTTTGATCCGTTGTCCGTATTCGATGACGGCCTGTTCGCGTGGCAGCGCCTTGTTCACGCCCCATTCCACGGGCTCCCACAGCGGGAAGCGGCACTTGCGTCCAAGGAGTGTGCGGATCGCGCCGCCCGATGCGGGATGCTCGATGCGTTTCATGACTGCGTTAACCGTGCCCTTGAGGAACGGGACTTTTTGATGGAAGGTATCCACCAGTTCGCTGGCCTCGTCCAAGGGCAGATCGAGACTGTTGGCAAGCTTTTGTTTGCCCATGCCGTACATCAGTCCCAAGCCGATGGTCTTGGCAGCCTTGCGTTTAATGCCGGCCATGTCGGCGACCATTTGGTGGAAATCCGTGTCGGGGTCTTCTCTATAGGCCTGCGCCATCTTCTCTGCGCCAGGCAGATCGAGCAGCGTGGCGTAGTGCACCAGCAGGCGGGGCTCCTGGGAGGAGAAGTCGTTGGCGGCCCAGAGCTGGCCTTCCTCGGGCAGAAACAGGCTGCGCACCATCGGGCCGATGATCTCGTGGCGTGCGGGCACTTGCTGCAGGTTGGGGTTGGCGGCGGACAGGCGGCCGCTGACGGTCCCCCCATCTTCGTTGCGCAGTTGGTTAAAGTGCGTGTGCACGCGGCCGTCGGCCTGGCTATGGCGAAGGTAGGGCTCCAAGAACGTGCCGTGGGTCTTGTTCAGTTCACGGGCCTCCACGATCATCCGGGCAATGGGATGCTCGTGCGTGTCCAGGAAGCTCTTGGTAAAGCTCGGTGCGCCTTGAGCCGTGCGCGGGTATTG